TCCGCATCAACAATAACCTTAGGAGAAAATTTAATAAAGCGTTTCCCTTCAGGTACGAACGTGTCACCGTACTCCCGTTTAAATCCAACAACATTTGACGTCACAGGGACGTATCTGTCTATGGACCTACTAAAGGAGGTTAGTGTATCTCGTATTGTTCGGGCAACCGAATGATAACCTAGTTTATGAAACTGATATTCTGTCTCGACTAGGCTTTTCAAAGCTGACCCTTGCCAGTGTTTAGGGGATTCTCTAAAAAAGATTGGAGTGATATCACGACCATAATAGGCGTGTGTTCCACAACTTTCCCGAAAGTGTGACCGGTAAAAGCTCTTCGTTTCATTGAGCTTCATCCCAAACCTGGGTAACCAATCATACACAGCTTGTACGCATGATGACGGTATAACAATGTCGTCACCGTATACATAAACCTGTGTAGAGAATAGATGTGGATATTCTGTATTGGACAGCTGGATAATGGCTCGTATTAAAAACATATGTACGAGAGACATTACCGGAAAACACAGTGCAGAACCCATTGGCGCGAATTTGTTGGTGCGCAAAAGGGACTGTCCCTTGACTTCGCTAGGTGGTTTAATCCACCTAGTTGATAAAGCCATCAACGCCTGACAGATGTCCTCGTTATCCTGGAAGATGTACTTAACCAGGTCCCGAGGTATTCTGTCGGAAGCCTCTGACATGTCAAGGGTGGCGAATGAAAGCCACCGCGATCCGTACAGTGCAAGACGAGCGTTAACAGATTGATCGTTAAGCTTTATACGATTCTTATACAAGGGATGTTTTCCTATGTGGGCTGTCAGTCCACGGCGGATCCCTTGTTGAATCCACTGTACCTCAAATTCCTCAATACAGATACCTCTGGCCTTGTCCCATGTTTTAGGGACGAATTTAAAACGGCTAGTAGGTTCATCCTCCGCATTGTTTAACAATTTGCGGTAAGATGGAGCATCATAACATGGGTCGAAGGCCGAGACGTAAAACCAGTCGCGGTAATCGCACGTGTTATGAACTTGTCGAAAAAGTTTGCGGGGCTCATACCTTTCAAACTTTCTTGTCTTGGTGTTTGTCGCACCAGGCCCGGGACGCGGTATAAAATCACCGTTATCGAGCTCTAGCCCACGTAAAAACTGGGAACAGAGATATCTGGCGCGATTTAGTATTGGCATACGATCATCACTAGTTAGATCAATGTGACCGATCGCCTCATCCACCTTAACAAAATCAGCATACTGCTGTGCTAATTTCGACTTTTTGTACGGGCCTTTTAGTTTCTTGAAAGAAACTGAAAATTGATATATGGCACGTACGTATTGAGCTCGGAATTTGTGATCATCTTGACTCTCACGAGAAAGACCTAACGCATGACGAAATAAGCCCTTCAAAAAGACAGGGTGTACTCGGTCCCAAAGTTTAAATGTGGGATAAGATGCGGTTCGGCCTTCAAGATGATCAAATAATCCCTGGCTAAGACAAGTAATTGTCTTCGTCGCAAAACTCAAACCCTCTGCTTTCAGCCTACGGTTTACTGTAAGGCAGTCATGCAGATAGTCAGCGAGCTTATACAACGGCAGTGTTTGGAAGAAATCGGATAGCAGTGCTTTTAAAATCTTATTAACAAAAGGCACAACTTCGTCATCCTTCACAGTGTGAAGAGCTTTCCTCGATCTTTTCAGACCTTTGTACTTACTCTTATCTTTTATCCTTTTCCGTTGTGATCGTGTTTTCTTTTCCATTGGCTATTATGAATCCTAAAAGGATCCTCCAGCCACGAGTGAATTTTACTCGGATCACGAACGATGTATGATTAGGGCATGCGTTGCAGAAACCGCGTACGCGCTCCGGTAATAGCGAGCGCTGCCAAATGGAGGTCCATACGGTCCTCAATAGCTGCAATATCACATTTCTTATCATACGCCACCGAAGTATTAACGGTGCACTTTTTAAGTACACCGTCCGCGTCAGGCAAGAGACAGGTCGAAGTTAAAACCGATCTTTGCGCAGGCGAGTTATTATTCTCGTACCGTGCTTGTATCTTACTCTCCGCAGCCATTGCGGCTGGTTCGAAATACTCGGAAACGAGAGACTTCGGATTGGGGATCTGACCACGCAATACAAAGGTGTGATCAGCCGTTCCATCATTAATGACCTGGGTCGATGTGAAGAGACTCATGGCAACTCCTATATAAGTAATAAGGTATACGATCCTTTAAACGCCCGAGATTGGGATGAAGTCATAGCATGCAACGTGCGAGGGCTGCCATATTAATCCATTGGGACCCCTTCGGAGCTAAAAGCTTCGGTAAGGCGGGCCCATAATATGGTTTAGCATCTAGCCAACGCGTGTAATGTGAAACTTCCCAGCCGTCAATGAGAACGGGAGCATGTGGTTCGAGATAGTATTTATCCTCGATTACTATGCCCATATTAACATTGCCGGTTTCTGTAACCTCTGCCGTGGAGATATATCTACCACTTGTGTAGGATGTAAGCAGAGATTCTGAGTACTCGTTAATCGCATAGTCTGACAAATTTGGGTCAGTACGCATACGATTTAAACTCTTGCCGATACTTAAGAAATAATCGGCAAGAAAACTAAGCGGTAGAGCGTTCCATACGGCTTCAGCCGTAGGAACTAATCCCCAGTAGGTACAGAACGCGTCAAATTTGCTGCGTGGCGTATATTTATACTTCATTTTAGCCACAGCAGTGAACGTGCTTGTACGTCTTGAGCCTATAGACTCTCTATAACCGTTTTGCGGTGAGAGTCGTGTAAGGCTTGCAACTGGGTCTAACTGTTTGGACCAGCGGCGTGTAGTAC